TGGGATGTTTGGTTAGACGGCCAAACATCTATGGATAATTACACGGAGTGGTTAGATAGTATAATACAGGAGTATGCCCGTTTTCCTGAAAATAACGAAGCTTATCCTAGTGAACAAAATTTTCATAAAGACATATCGCATATTTGGGGAGAGTTAGACACAGCAGGCAGAAGTAATGTAGGTAGAATTAGATGTAATTTAAAAAAGCTTTGGTCAACTAGAAATAGTACGATTTATACACAAAGAATAAATTTTTGGAATAACTACGCTAATACTTATTTTAATGCTGCAAAACAAATTGGTCGTGTGACTGATTTTGGCGGTTCAGATATTGCGGGACAGTGCAGCGTGGTGGCAGAGCCACTCTCTGAATTACCTGATTCTATAGCAGGTGGAGATGTATACTTTAATTGTAATGAATTTGGGGGTCGCTGATTAAAAATTAAAAATACTATATTTATAACAAAAGAAATAATATATACACATTATGGGATATTTAAATAATACCGAATTGACTGTAGATGCTATCCTTACTAAAAAAGGTAGAGAAAAATTAGCAGCAGGACAGGGACTAAACATTACACAATTTTCATTGGCTGATGACGAAATTGATTACTCTTTATACGAGCCAGCTCACCCATTAGGGTCTGCTTATTATGATGCGGCAATTAAGAATATGCCAGTATTGGAAGCAACTCCTGATGAAACACAAGTAATGAAATACAAATTAGTAACGCTTCCAAAAAATACTACAAGAATTCCAGTTGTAGAATTTGGTGTTCCAAATATTGCAGTAAATCAAAAAAGTGGTGAGGTTTCTCTTTCACCAACAACTTCACCAGCAGGTAATAGAAATATGGGATATACGCTCATCCTTTCTAACAAAAATGCCGGAGATATTATTGGTGAAGGCGTTGTAATAGATGGTGGTTCAGTACCAGTATTTATAGGCGATGATGTATCAGCAACAGCGGCAATCGCCAAAGGATTGACTTTCAAATTTATTCCAAATCCATCTTTAACTTCAACTATCAGAACTACAATTACAGTTTATGGTAATGAAACAGGTGGTTCACAAACTATTCCAGTAACAGTAACTTACGTTCAATAATATAAACTATGTCAATAATTAGAGATAATAGAGGAGCCCTTTTAGCAAGTAATTTATCAAAATATTTAGCAGGTGCAGCTAACACCGCAGGTACGCCAATCGATACCTCTGAGGTTGTAAAAATCCTAAATCAATTTTTAGGACAAAGTGAGCAAGTTAATGTAGATGCTGCGCTTATTGCTAATGGTGTTTATAAAAAATTTGGCGCCATTGATAAAGTAACAAACAAAACAGAAATTGTAACATCTGGTATTTGGAGTGGAGATAGTGGTTCATTAACATCATTTTATACATCAAGTATACAAACACAAGGTGCAACGGGTAAGTATTATATTGATGTTTATAATATACCAACATCATCTACCGCAGCGGAAGTACAGTTTTCAATTGCTTATGGTGATTTTAATGGATATGGTGCACCTACATTACAACAAGGTAATGAAGATTCTACACTTCCTTCTAAAGCCATTTACAAACAATTAGCAAATATATTATTAAGCCCAGGAGATACTAAATTTAGTGTATACAGTAACGTAACTCCAGCAGCTTACGATTTAGATAGTTTTTACGTTATCAATGTTAATAGAGCTAGATACAAAGAAAGATTAGATCCAGGAAACTTTTCATTAAAAATTTCAGGTTCAGTAAGAACAGTAACATTAATTGATGATAGTGGTGGAAGTAATGAAGCGGTAACTACAGCAGGTAGAGTTTATAATGTTGTATCTGGTTCATTAAACATAGGAACGGCATTAACATCATCAATTAACTCATATACGGCATCTAACGGACAGGGTTGGGGATTATTTTATCCTGATATGGGTATTATTCTTTTAAACCCTAATGCTATTTCTGCATCAATTGACCCAACATTAGCACCTGCTTACAGTTCAATTGAAGGTGTATATCACAATAATTCATTGAGTGGAAGTACATATGGAATTAATTCCGGTTCAATCGCATTATTAAGAAGAATTGAAGGAGGTGGAGATTTTCAAGCTCGTAGAACTGAAAACATTTCAACTTCACATTTCTTTGTTAGAGCAAATAACAGAGAGTTTAATTTCTCAAACAACCCAACATTTGTTACAGGTTCAACTGGACAATTTGCACAATCATTATTTGAAAGAGACCCTAAAGTATACATAACTACTGTTGGTTTATACGATGACGCTAACGAGCTGTTAGCCGTAGCAAAAGTATCAAAGCCAATCGAAAAGTCATTCGACAAAGAAGTGGCAATAAAAGTAAAATTAGATTTCTAATATAGAATAACCAACAGACTAGGAGACCCAGCCCCGTAAGGTTGGGTTTTTTTGTAGTAGAATATTTATAGTTGACATGTTGAAAAAAATACCAAAATCGGACATTAGTATTAGGCCATTCAAAGCTTACAAAGATTGGTCATTTAATAACACCTCTATTGAATTAACAATATACGAAGCAAATTCAGGTTCCACAACCTTATCAAATGGATTTCCAAAAGATTCAATATATGGACAAATCCGTACAATGTTTTACAATGGACATGAAGATAATCCATTTTTAAGATTTGGTAGAAAAACAAATATTTATACAACTGATATATTTTTAAAAGAAAGAAGTTTATCTGAAGGACAAGCAAAAGTTATATCAATTCCTCAAATATACATTGGAGAAGGAATAAAACCAAAATCAGTAGAGCTTACTGATAATGGAACGGATTATGTAGATGATGGATATGGTAATTTAATTAGTCCTGAAAATCGTTTGTTTGTTACCAAAATTGATTTACAATCCGGTATTTTCAATTTTGATGATATAGCAGGTAATGTTTATTCTTGTTCAATAAGTTCTAATTTTTTTAACTTACAAAGTGGACAAATAACTTTTACAACGAATAGTGTAACATATGGGACAATTGGTAACCCAATACAAATTATATCATATGATTCGAATACCGGCCAAATGGTTGTAGATAATTTACAACTAATACCATCGGCAGTGGCTGGAGCACGAATAGGGAATGTATTTTATGAGCATGGTTTATTTGTATTAACAAAATCTGTACCATCTAGACTAACTGCGAATTGGACACTGGATTATAAATCAACAGAAACGATATATGAGCATGAATATTTAATATCGGTAAATTCAGATGAATTTAATGTATCACAAAACCCATCTGCATTTGTAGAGGTTGGTAAAGAAACTGATACGTTTATAGATTCTGATGGAATTGTTCATAATGTTGTTACAAATCCGGGGGTAAAATATATTAGAAGAAAAACAAATTTAAATAATGGAACCGTTTTGGATTATAGATATGGTTCATCAATATCATCAGTATCGGGAGGATTTGAACATTTTGAGTTAAGTTCATCAGTAGATAGAACAGGTTCTTTTCTTGCTCCATTTATTACAACAATAGGTTTATATGATGATAATGCAGAAATGGTTGCGGTTGCAAAATTAGCAACACCAATAAAATCAGAACCAGATATTCCACTTAATTTTATTGTACGATTTGATACATAAACTTATATTTATATAAAACAAAAACTATGGCAAAAAGTATTTTAGAAACATACGAAGAAAACAAAACAGCTATTGGTGTAGATAAAATTTCATTTGATGCGGGTGTAAATGCAAAAACACCATATACTACAAACGATTTGAAAAAGGCTGATGAGCAAGTATTAACGGCTGCAAAATTTAAAGTTGGTAGAGGTGGAGAGATTAATGAGAAAAAATACTCCGATACGGTAAAGAGATAATTTAATGATTAAGAAAAAAGTTACAAAAAAGAACAACTCTAAATGGGTTGCAAAAAAGCATGGATTTAAGTCAGGTCTTGAAGAAAACATTTCCCAACAAATCGAAGGTAAAGGAATTAAAGTTGAGTATGAAACAGAACAGGTTTCTTATATTGTACCTGCTTCTGAACATAATTACCATCCTGATTTTCGTTTACCTAATGGGATTAGAGTAGAAACAAAAGGCAGGTTTGTTCTTGCAGATAGAAAAAAACATTTGTTAGTCAAATCACAACATCCTGAATTGGATATTCGTTTCGTATTTACAAATTCAAAGAATAAGATAAATAAAAAATCCAAAACCACCTACGCAATGTGGTGTGAAAAGTATGGATTTAAATATGCAGACAAAGAAATTCCAAATAGTTGGTTTGAAGAATAAGTTATGTGTAAAGTATTAATAGATAAATTCGTAAAAGAATATCCATTACACTTTGATTATGTTAGAAGGTTAAAAGAAGAGTTTGAAATTATTGAGGAGAAAGGATTTATTGAAACCTACAAACAGGTCTGGGATATTATACAAATTATAAAAAGAAAAGGCTCGCTTTGGTTATTAAGGGGCAGCGGTGCAAGTTCATTAGTTGCATATTATATGGGTATTCACGACATTGACCCTATAAAAGAAAATATACCATTAGAAAGATTCCTTAATTGGACTAGAGAGGACCAACCAGATTTTGATATAGATGTTCCATATGATGTGAGAGATGAAATACTTTCCGCAATCGGTGAAAAATATCCTAATATGGTTTCTCGTATTTCCAATCGTGTCAAATATACAGAAAAATCAGCATTAAGAGAGGCAATACGTAAATGTGGTTATAG